CGACGACGCAAGGCCGATAATAGGTCCGAGTAATTGTATCATTCGGCGTGCCTCACGTTAGCGACGGGGACATGCCGCGAGTTGTGGATGTGGATGAGGTGGTCGGTGTCTTTGCGGAGCTGCTCCACGGTGGAGGTGAGTGCGGCCATAGCCATGTGATCCCTGCGCAAGTTCTCCGGGGATGACATATTGGAAAGGATCGTGAGCCGCCCCTGTGTCGTCTCGGCGCGAACCTCGAGCTGATCGAGGCGCCGATCTAAGGAGCGAAGGCGAGATTCGAGATCCTCGAGCGTAGCGGTAATTTGTTTCACGGACGCCTTTATGACCCCCATAGCACTCGCCACGGATACGAGGATTCCCCCTAATGTAATCAGGAGGCGAACGTCGATGGCTCCATCCATCATGCTTGGTCCGGCCTCTTAATCGCACCCATCATGCTCGGCGCGGTACACCAGCGACCGTTGCGCTCAAACCAGACGCTCCATGTGTGGCGCGAGACAAAGAGGCGAAGGGGAGTGCCGCCGACTGTCTCAAGCTCGAGCGCCAGCTCCTCATTCGCGTTGCGCGCCGCATCTTTCATTGCGCTCTCGTCCTCGACACACGCCGTTTCTTGTGCGGCAGCCGGCGTTGCAAACAGGCACGCGGCAATGACGAGGGCGGCGCGCATTACAGCCGCACCCCGTAGAGCTTGGCGTAGCCGCTGGCGATGTTGCCGCTGGACATCAGCAGGCGAAGCCCGTTGACCGCAGTCGCGGCACGATACATGCCGCTGCCCATGAGGCGTCGCGTGTTGCCGTCTGCGCCACCATAAACCACATCGTACTGGAACTGCTGCGCGCGCGCGGCGTCGTCCGGGGACGTGAAGCGGATCAGTCCATTATACGCGGCGTCAGTTGCAGCGTTACCGAGCCCTTGCGAGCCGCTTCCGCTGGGGCGGATGAAGGCGTTGCCACTGCCGTACTCGTTACCGCTCGTCGCTGTTGCGGCGCCCGCTCCAACGCGAACATGCGCCCAGTCGTAATCAGACGCACCCGACTTGTAGGTGCTGCCGCCATCAGTGGATACGCGCAGGTAGAGCGACACCGCGTCCGTCGCAGGGACAAGATCAACGATCTCTAGTTCGTAGCGGTCGTAGGTGCTGTCAATGCCGGTGGTGAGATCAAGCGACGCCGACGCGCTGGCCGTCTGCGTGTCCAACAGGACGCGCATTGAAAGCGCAGCCGCAAGGTCGCCCAGCGCAATGGTGCCGTCAAGAATTGCGGCACTGGTGACGACGCCGGTCCCGAGTTTCGCCGCCGCGTCGATTGCGCCGTCCGCGATCTTCGCGGCCGTCACCGCGTCGTCTGAGATTTTCGCGGTCGTTACCGCGTCGTCCGCAATCGCTGCGGTCGCAACCGCATCGTCTGCAAGAACGCTACTCGTGACCTTTGTCGTCGCCATGTCTTACCACCCGGTAGGAAGTTTCTGCACGACCGGCGGGTCGCGATCATCAGCGATGCGCTGCGCGAGAGCGGCCTGAATGTCGGCCTCGCTCATGTCCAGCTTGTCGCTGACCCACGCGACGACCTGATCCTTGGTCAGCTCGTCGAACGCAACGAAGCTGTCCGCGTCCGGCGCGTCGAGGCCGACCGAGCCATAAGCCGTGGCCGACAGATCGTCGGTGTCGTCGTGCGCGTTGATGCGCCAGTGCACCTGCTTGGCGACGTCGCTCATGCCGTCTTCGCTTTTTGCGGTGTCAATGGTCTCGATGACCCATTCGTAGGTGATAGCCATTTCTATTCCTCGGTTGTTTCTGCGTGCGGCATGTCCACAGCCGCGCTAAGTGCCTGCACGACTTCCATCAGAACCGGTGCCTCGTTGCCCTTGATGTCCACGCGAGCAAGGAAGGCGAGGGCGTTATCAACAATTCGCTTTTCCATTAGGCAGCCTCTGACCACGGCAGCGGTGCGGACTCCGGTGCGGCAACCGCGTTGGCAAGCTGCTGTGCAAGGTCAGCGTCCGTCCGGTCGAGGGATGTGGTGCTGTTACCATCCTCGTCCTCAACAACGCCGTTGCTCGCCTCGAACGCTTCCACCCAACCAATCACATCTGCCTCGGTCACATCCGCAAGCGGGATGAATGGGGCACTAAGGTCAGCAGGCGTCCATGTGGTAACGCGAGCGTCCTGCACTGTGTTGGTGCCATCCGTTGCGATACGAGACGCGCTGATCTGCACGATCACACCGTCCGATCCATCAACAGGCTCGGGGTGCGTTGCGATGGAATTGATCTGCCATGAATAGGTTAAGGTCATTTTTGTTTACTCCTTTAAGATGCTATGGCGCGGTCAGTAACCCGACGCCAGTTTGTTCCGTCACTGAATACAGGGACTGCCCCGCCTGTTTCATCCGAGCAATACGCCATATCTCCCGCCGAACTCGCGGGTAGACCAGCAACCGTGTAGGACCGCAACCGAACGGGGCCGAAAAATTGAGTGGTGCTGCTACCAACACGGATAGTCTCTGAGCCAGCAGCTATGACTGACAATTCGTTAGCACTACTCCACCCAATACCCGTATCAAGGTCAGCTTTGTTTGGGGCCAGAGTTGGGTTGGTGCTGGAAGCAGCCTCGTTCAGCAGCGCGGGGCCAGCGGCGTTGGTTCCTACAACATTACCTGCGAAAGCAACCTGACTTGTTGAGCGTGTGATATACATCGTCTCGATGACACCGCCGCCAGCATCGTTATAACTGCGAAGAACAAAATCCTCGAGGGCAGATGCTTCGTGCGTTCCAATCTCCCAACGCTTGACGCCAGCGGTTAGAAGACGAACGCCTGTCTGGTATCCGTTGGTTGCGTCAATGTTTAGCCATGCTGAGACTGTACCGCCATCGCGGTCGATGAACATATCTCCTGTGGTTGTGACGTTGCCGCTACTGTCCCAACGAAAAGCCTCTGCCCCACCTGCGATAGCAGCACCAACATTAGCGGAAACCCAGCCAATACCGGTGTCGAGGTCTGCTTTGTTGGGAGCGAGCGTCGGGTTCGTTGCCGTTGCGGCCTCGTTCAGCAGGGCGGGGCCAGCGGCGTTGGCAATATTTAACGCCGTAGGAGTGACGTTGAGAACCGAACCGGAGTTGTCATCGACGTACAGAATTCCGCTGCTGTCATATATTGTCCATGTGTCTGTTCCTGACAGACCACCGCGTTGAAATTGAAGACCGGCATTTCCTGAGTCAGAAATGATTCGCATGAAGGATGAGTTTGCCCCGGTTTCCTCCACAATAAGTTGAGGAGCGGTTCCGGCACCTTTCACATGCAATCGTGCAGATGGTCCAGATTCGCCAATACCGACGTTACCCGCGCTGGTGATGCGGACCTTCTCAGAGCCGCCCGTAATAAGCACAGTCGGGTGTGCGGAAAATGTACCAAACTGACCCTGACTGCCGCCGCCGCTGGAATACACGGCAGACTGGACAGAACCGCCAGTGTTTCTGAAAATGCTTTCAGTAACGCCGCCAATATCAAGTTTGTAAGTAGGCGTAACTCCGATGCCGACGTTGCCGGTAGTTGTCGAAATGGAAAGACGTTCAGTGCTGGTGGACCAGTTATCCGATGTATCGGCAATTACAAAACGCCCATCCACATTACCGTCACGACCGATGCCCCACTGGTTATTTGTGTTGCCGACCGAGGCCATCGTGATCTGCACATCTTCGGCATTGCTACCAGAGACATGCAACGCGCCATCACCGGCGACCGTTGATGATCCAATCAGGACTTGGCCGCTGCTGTCCATGCGGACCTTCTCAGAGCCGCTAATATCAAAAGCAACTTGATTACCGCGCAGACGCAACTGCTCCCACGCAGAAAGATCACGGTCAAACGCCTGAACGGTGCCTTCACCGGCGACAAGCCCGAAGTTAATTTCTACGCCGCTGCCGCTTCCGGGCAATCCTGTCCCCTGCGCCGCAAAGCCGCCCTTGTTCTGCGTCACGTCTCCGGCTGCATCGCCCAGAGTTGTGTTGCCCGTCGCACTCAGCGTCGTAAACGTCCCCGCACCCGCAGACGACCCGCCGATCACCGTGCCGTCGATGGTGCCGCCGTTGACGTCGGCCGTGGTCGCGGTAAGGCCCGCGAAGGACGGGCTGTCCGTTGTAGCGACACCCTGATTGAGCGCCTTGACCGCCGTGATGTTGGTCAGCTCGCTGTCCATCAGCGCACCGGCAGCGGTCACGTTTGCGGTATCGGTAACGTCCGCGTTGGTCTCAACCGTGTCCAGCTTCGTGCCGTCCACCGACACGTCGCGGCCATCAACCTCGCCGTCCTTCAGCAGCACGCCGTCAATGGTCACGCCAGCCGCGGCGGTCGTCTCAGCGATAGTGTCGGTCGTGATGCTGTCGCCAGCAGACACGACGATGTTCGTGCCGCCACTCGTGTTGCCGTTTGCCAGCACTTCCGACAGTTCGTTGTTCGACCCGATCTGCGCATCGACGTAAGTCTTCGTCGCGAGCGCAGTCGGCAGCGTGTCGTGTGAACCGGAGACGCTTGTCAGGTCCGTATCGACGGCAGCCGTCGCCAGCTTGCCGAACGTGATCGAGCCGTCGTCGGGCGTGTAAGTTGCCGCAGCCTGGCCGTGAACCACTTCGATCTTGACGCCGGAAGCGGGCGCAGTCGTGAAGGTCAGGGCGGTGCCAACCAGCGAGTAGTTCACCTTCAACTGATAAACGCCATCGAAGTAAACCTGCGTGTTGCCCTTCTGCCCCGGTTCCGCAGACAGCGTGAACGCAACAGTTGTGTTATCCCCGGTAAAGGTATCGACCTGATAATCCGTGAACGCCTGAAGCGTCGAGACGGTCAGCGTGTCGGTGGAGGCAACACCCACATCGCCCGTCGCGCTAAAGAGCAGGAACTTGCCGGCGCGTGACGCCTTGGTAGGCAGCGTCATATCAATAGAGGTCGGATCCGTGACCGGCGCCTTAATCGCGCGCGACGCATCCTCCGACACCTGCTGCACAAAGATCGTCTGGCTGTCGAGCTCGGTGTTAAGAGACGACGCAAGAAGATCGCCGGCGGTCACGAAGTCCGTCGTGCGCTCAATGTCGCGCGCCCCGACAATCGTGACGTTATCGCTGCCAGTTGCGGCGCTGACTAACGTGATCGAGCCTGTGCCGGTTACACCAATCGAGACAGTGTAGTCAGTGGTCAGCGTTTGCAGACTGTCGTTGACGTACACCGCGAGGTCGGTCTCTGCGAGCACGGGGAAGTTGAAGTTATAAGGCCCCACGCCGGCCGAGCCGGTGTAAACGACGCGGCGCGCGACCGCTGTTATGGAGTAGTCAGCCATTGAAACGGTCCCTTTGCGTTATGGAAAAATTACCCATTAGTTGCCAATCACGTTGCCCAAATCCGGGCCGCGCTCCGGTAGGAAGTCGCCCTGTTCCCACCATGATCTCTGATTGTAGTCGCGGTCCCAGCGCTGAGCGCGGCGTCGGAATGTCTTGCGGGCGTCGGGATCGGTCATCAGCCTTATCTGGTCGATAAGCATCCGCTCCGTGGCGAGCCGCAAATACCAGACGCTCGAGCCCGGGGTGTATCGCGTGACGTAATCAGTCAGCTCGCGAGCGAAGTTGGTGTCCTCGCCCTGTGCAAGTTGCAGCATGTTGCCGAGAGTGAGGTTGATTGTGTCTGTGCCGAGGCCGGCGGTAGGGCCGGCAAGTGTGGCGCCGAAGCCGCTGCCGTAGCGGTTGATGTTTGAGAACAGAAAGTCGCCTACGATGCCCAGACCGCCGCCTTGCAGCAGCGCTGCGACCCAGAAATTAACGTCATTGATTGGCCGTGGATCTCGGCCATAAACGATTTGCTTGGCCTCGAGGATCGCCGCGCCCATGACTGTCGTGCTTACAACGAAACCGGCAATCGCCGCATAGCGCTTTTTGGGGTCGGCGATTGCCCACATGCGGCCGAGGTTTTGATGCCACAGCGTCACCGGGAAGGATTTGAACTGTGCGACGCCGCGCACGACCTCGCCAACAAACGTGCCTTTTGCAGTGCCTCCCCCAAGCGTTGCGCGAGCTCGCAAGGTCGCAACCGGCACCGCCTGATCCATTTGCCGCTCCATCATCGACATGGCCTTCATGGCCAGCTCCTCGCGATACATGCGCGGGAGGTCGTCGCGAGAAGCGACATCGAGGATGCGCAGGAAGGTTGCGCCATCACGGTCGAGCAGCGGTGTGGCGCGGATCACGTCCCAATCTGCCGCGCTAATTCCCTCCGCATCCATGACCTGCTGAAGCCCGGGGTGCAGCTCGTCGAAGCGCTTGGCCACCTCGTCAGCAAGATAGCCTTGGAACTCGAGGCCGAAGGCTTGGCGGCCAGCTCGTGTAAACCCTGTCAGACCAGACGCGCGGTGAACGGTTTCAGCAATGCGGCGCGTGACACCTGGCTGCATGTGGTCGCCAAAGTAACGGGCGTTCATTGTGCCAACTTCGATATAGGAGTCAGCGACAAGGCCCATGCGCGCGGCAAACTTAGCGGCGTCCGCGTCCTGCCGCATTTCGCTGAATACTCGAGACATCAGCGGCGTGACCGGCATACCAATAAAGTTCGCCGCCATGCGCTGGGTATTGAAGTCGGACAGAGCCGTGATCGGTGCGCCACCAAGCAGCGCGCCAGAGACGACGTTGCGCGCGCCGCCCATAATCAATGCAGCTCGAGTGTTCGCGGTCGTGTCGCCCTTGTCCCAGAGCTTCCACATATTGTCGAACTTAACGAGGTCGCCCTGTAGTTTATCCAGCGCCTCATTGCCCGGACGCTCCGCTGCCTTCTTTTGTGCGTAGGCTCGCAGCGCAGAGATCGTGGCGTCCGGGTTTGGGCCGAGAACCTCGAGCTTGGTTATATCGCGCGCCATGTTGCGCAGGTGATCGACCATCGTCTGAAATACGTCAGGGTCGCCAAACCGCTCCTGATACTCGCTCCAGCTCTTTGCGTCTTTGAACTTGAGGAAGCGGCTATCGGTGCGCCGGTTGTGAAGCGCTCGACCTCGAGGTGTTGTGCCTGGGATCAGATCGTTCAGGCCGTCCGACGCGATTGAATCGTAAACCTCGGAAAGCGCCGCACGGATTGTGTCATCGTTGAAGGGCAGCCCGGTGCGGCCATCCACCATGTTCTCGATGTCGAGGCGGTCGCGGGTAAATTTAATCCATTCGTCCTTGGATACGTCGCGGATCAGCCGGCGGTCGTGGTGCTGCGGCAGCCCATAGTCGGCGCGCTTTGCAATCCGCATCCCAGCATTGTTTGCGCGCTGCCGCGCCAGCTCATGCGTTTGCTTCCACGCCTCTGCGAGCTCGCGGGCTGCCGGGTTTTTGCTGTCCTCGCCGAACGCTTCTTTTACTAGGTCGAGCTGCGTCGCGCGATTTCGCTCGCCGCCGGTGACGGTGCGTCGGAACTCGTACAGCACGCTGTCCATGTGCGCGAACAGCTCTTTCTCGACGCCTCGCTGATAGTAGGCAAGGGACACGCCCCGGCTAGAGTTGTCGGCCTCGATCAATGCTTGCAGCGCTCTGCCGGGGCGGAACGTGCCGCGCAGCTCGGGGTAGGCGAGCATGTCCTGTGCTCGAGCTTGAAACTTAACAGCCTGCAAGATCTTGACGCGCTTCGAGTGCGCTGCGTCTGCCTTCATACGGTCGAAAGTCTGGCGCCCGGCCGCTGCGTCAGCTTCCTCTGGCCCCATCGTTTTGACGTTTTCGTCATAGATGGCGTCGAAAAGGTCGCGCGAATATCGCGCCTGCTCCGGCGTTACGTCGCCAGCGGCTTCGGCTTCAGCAATACAATCGCGTAGGCTCATGCGACGCATCCTTCAAAGCGATCTAACATTCTTTGATCTTGCTTGATCTCGTCGAGGAGCTGGCGCTTGCTGACGTTATCAACGACAGGCGTGCCGTCAGCCGCTTCGCGCGTTAGTGGCACGAAGTCGAGGAGATCAGATTGAGCTTGTGCGTCGGTGTCGAATAGGCCGACGTTCATAGGTGCGTCGCCGCCACGCAGCGGACGATCTACCTCGAGCTGCGCGCGCTGTGCGTCGGTAACGGGCTCGACGCCAGGAACCAGCGTTTGCTCGCCCTCACGCACCGTTTCGGTATTGTAATTTTGCGGCGCAGCATCTACACTTTCGTCGGAGGTTTGACCAATGCGGTTTTTCTCGCTCGAGGGCAAGTACCCCACCGTGCTGCGCGACGACGGCGCGGCGTTCATACTTGATGACGACGGCACCTGGGGCGAGATCTCGGCCAAGGAGCTGCTGTCAGATACGCGCACCGACGAGCTGACCGCCGCAGAGTTTGACACAGAGCTGGCCGTGTTTGGCGGCAATCTCAGCACGTTGCCGACGACCTGACCGAACGACGCGTCCATCTGCGGCAAAACACCCTCGTATAATTCAATCATCGCCTGATTAGCTGCGGCCTCAAGCGCGGGCCTGTCGTCTCGCAACGCCTCAAGTCGTGCTCTTAGCGCCTCGTCAGGGATGCCGGCGAAGGCTTCGTCGAGATCCTCGTCGCCGCGCACAATCTCATAAAGTTTGTGCCCGCCCCGACCATGCTTCGCATCGAAGAGGCCGCGCTCGATAATGATAACCTCGCCGATCACGCCGTCATCGTTGATGACCATCAGCTTCTTGTCGAAATAACCAGAATACGCCTCTTCGCCGACCGGAGCGCCTTTATATCCCTCATCGACGATGTGGTACGTTTTACCCAGCTCTTTAACGAAAGCGTCTGCCTCGTCTGGTCGCGTAACCGTAACCGTCGCGCGGCTAACGTCGGCAATGCGGTTAAGGTTGCCGTTATACTTGTCCTGGATCTTCGCCTCGATCCGCTCGCGCCTTTTTGCCGGGCCTGGGTGATATTCAACGTCATGTTCGCCAGCGGCTCGCTTTACAGCCGCGTTAAGCTCAACATTAAAAATGTTGTTCCGCTCCACGATGTCGTCGATAGACGCATACGCTTGGCGCGATTGTAGTGTAGCGGCCAGACGCCTTAAATCTAACGGCTCCAGATCTTGCGCCAGGACAACGCGCTTCTTTTTCGCGTCAGGTCCGAGCTCGAGCATTTTTTCAGCGTTCTTTTGGGCGACTTCCTGCGCAAACTGTTCGTCGGTTACGACGCGAACCGGCAGCGTCTCCATGCCAGCTTCCGTGGCAATCGCATATGTCGAGTTGCCATCGAGTAGCGTATAGCTGCCGTCGCCGTTGTCCTTGACGGTGAGCGGGCCGCGCTTGGGCATCTCGTCTCGAGCAGCCTGCGCCATAAACTTGCGCGCGTTGGCAATGCCCTCTGGGCGAGCGCGGATCGGCACAATGTCCTCGCGCGCGATCTCGATGCTGTCAGGTGTGGGCTCAAGATAGTCGCGGTAATCCGGCCCGATTGCGTCAGGATCACGCGGCGGCTCAGCGCCAACATAGTCACGCTCGAGCTGGTCAGCCTGCTGCTTTACGGCTGGGCCATCGGGCTCGTCGAACGCTGCTAGTTCTTCCCGGCTAGGGCTCGCCGCGAGGCGATTGCCTTCCTCCGCAACATCGACAGTGCGTCCTGCATCGCCAACATCTGCCCCATTGAAATCGCCTCGCTCAACTGCCGCTCGGACAGCATCGACGAAGGCTCGACTAGATCGGCTGATGTTTCCACTTTCTTTGAAGCTCCGGGCTGCCGCTGTGAGGGCGTCGCTAAGCTCGCCGCGTCTGTTGGCGACCGCCTGGACGATTTGGATCGCTTGGCCATCTGTTTCGCTCCTGCTTTGATTTTGCGCCGCCGCCAGCACGTTTCCTTCGCCTTCAATCCGTGCGCGGTTTTCGACGAGGGAATTGAACACGGCGCGGTCGCGGCGTAACTGCTTCAGCGCGGCGTCGAGAACACGAGCGCGCTCTTTGAATAGGCTGGTGGTAATCAGCTCCTCGCCGAACAAACCCACTTGTACGGCCGTGTCGAACTCCGCCTCGAGGGCCTGCCGCACAATCGCTTCAGCCTGCACCGTGTTGGTCGGCTCGGCTTCCGCCAAGAGCTGCATAATGGGGAGCTGGCGATCTTGGTCAGTGACAAGACGGCCAACGATAGCCGCATAGTTTGCTGGCACGACTTCGTTGACAACTGCGCCGAACGCTTCGTCCGATAGCCCAACAAGGTCACGCGCTTGGCGCACAAGGTTTGATCGAGGCGGCAGCTCGCCGATACGCCCGGGCTCAACGCGGAGCACCTTCGCTGCGTCAATAGCAGTGCCGCTGCCTTCCGCAATGTTCTTCATCGCCGCAGTCACACGAGCTTGCTCTGGTGTGATGCCGTCTGATTCACGCAGCAGATTGCCGTAAATAACAGGTTTCTGGCTGGGATCTTGCGCCATGATGCGCTTGGCCAGACCAAGGCGCTGATGTCCGTCGGCTATGACGCGGCGGCCGTTGGCAAACTCATAAACAACGATCTGGCCGGCCTTTACGGGATCCCATTGCGTAATACCCTGCAAGCGCTCTGTAACGCCGAACTCATCGCCGCCCATTTTGAACTGGAAGGTCTGCGCATCGACTTCGATGTCGTTTGGCTCAAACCGAAATATCGTCGCGTCGAGGTTGTCGGCGTGATGAATATCTTGCTGCCGGGGAGGGGCGGACGGCGCATCGACCAATGGACGCACATTGTCACTGTCACTAATGACCGCCTCGGCCTCGAGGGTGCGCTGCATGTGCTCGAGCTCTGCATCCTCGAGGGGATTGTCGTCAAACAAATCCTCCTGCGCCTGTATCTCCTCCTGCGCGCCACGGGCCACGGCCGGCAGCTCGACACCTGCTTCCTCTAATGCGCGGAGGCCGGCGGCGACCTCTCTATCGCTTAGGCTTTGCAGGCGCCGGTCCAGCTCGACAAGCGATGTCTCGTCGATGCTTTGGTTGAGCTCGCGGGCGTATAGACCCAGCGGTGTCTCCAGCCGCCGCGCAGCGATCTCAAGCGGTGTAGCAATCGCGCCGCCAAACGCGGTGCCGCCAAGGAAGCCGGTTCCGACCGCCGCTGCAAATGTACCGGCGTCGTACTTGAGGCCAATCGAATCTCGCCACGCCGCCACGCTTGGTGACCCCTGCACCTCGATGCCGGCGTTAAGTAAGCCCTCGAACAGCGCGATCCTGCCGATGTTTTTAACCGCCAGGTCGCCGGGCTTGCGAACGACGCCGCCCATCACGTTCATGGCGCCATAAGCAGGATCTTGCACCATGAGCCGCGCGTCGGCGCCCAAGGATCCGATAAACCCAAACACCTCGCCAAGAGCTGTGCGGCCTTGCTTCTTTGCGCGCTGCTCTGCGTCTAGAGCGAGCTGCTGCGTGGCGCTAATGTGCTGGTCGGCGCTAAGAACGCCCAGCTCGCTCTCGAGCTCTGGGTACTGCGCGATAAGGGCGTTTATCTTCTCGACGCTGGTCGAGTAGCTATCCGACAGCAGGCCAAAGCGGTTGGCGAAGCGGTCAAGCGCGTCATACTCGACATTAAGCTCGATGTCGGGGCGCTCTGGCCGCTGGCCCGTAACCTCCTCGATGCGGTCGAGGATGGGCAGCCAATAGTTTCGATTGGCGGTGTTGTTGTTTTCGTACTGAGTCGTCAGGCGATCCCGCGTGTAGTCAGCCTCGAGCGCCTCCAGCAGTGACGCCGTAGGTGCGTAATCCTCGTCAAAAGTACGACCAAGAAGGTCGGGCTCTGAGTCGAATATCGTCATTGCGGCAATCGCATTGGGCCAACCTCTGTGAGAACCTCCTTGGTGCTCTCAAGAGACCGGCGAAGTGCGGTGTGCAGGTTGGTAAAGGTAACGATCCTCGGGTTACCACGCGGCGCTTGGCCTCGAGCGTTTAAGATCTCGACGCTGTTCGCAACGCCAGTAGATCTGAGCTGGAAATTTGTAATGTCATCGTCAGACATTTCATCAGGCGTGATCTCAAAGCCGACCAGCGCCGACATGGCCTCGCGCGTCATATATCGACGATTGTCCTCTACAAATTCGGCGTCGCTGACCGGCGTCCGTGGATCGAGGATGATTTGGCTGTTGCCAAACTCATAAACGCCGCCGCTCACCTGCCTGTTGCCTTGGAACGTCGCGCCCATCGCTTCCTGCAAAGTGCGCTCCCACAGGGATCCACGAGAATCCTCGGTCACGCCCGTACCCAGTCGATGCTTGTAGGCGTGCTCGGCGGCTTTCAGGGCTTGCGCGCGTTTGGAGCCAGACAAGATTTGGCCGGCAATCCCAGCGCTGATTTTATCGCGCGTGTCTTTGTCGGCTTCCGGTTTAATTGTGGGGCCATCGTAGTTGCGGCCCTCGAGAGCATCAGCCAGGAAATTTTGGTTGCCGGTTCGCGAGAAATTGGCTGCCGCAAAAGCCCAGTCTGATCCATTGCCGCTGTCGATCTGGTTAATCACGTTCGCAGTTTGGTCGCCAAATGCGTTTGCAAGCCCCATCACAAACGCTGTCTTTTCCGAATTGGGGACGTTTGCGTCTTGCATGAACTGCGTATAAGCGCGAGCCTCGGACTGGCTGAAATAGATTGGCTTGGCGTTATTAGAGGCGGCAAAGTCATCGATACTTCTCTTGCGCTCCAGCAACGGAGAGGAGGGATCGACGAGCATTGCATCGCCAGCGGCCGATTGCGCCACATCGCTCGGACCAACCTCGCCAACGCCCTGACCGTTCTCGCGAAGATAGGAAACCTGATCCGTCGCCAATGCGGTTCGCATAGCGGTTAATCTCGACTCAAACGCGGCGACGAGATCATTGTTGAGCTGTGCGTTAGCGGCGTTTGGATCTTTTCCTCTCAGGTCGTTCGCGTCATATACGAGCTGCTCTAAGCCAAATACGTTTTGGCCATTGGCAATCCCGAGCCTTTGGTGCAGTTGCTCGAGGCGGGCCGCATTGGCAATGGCTGTTTCATCGCCGGTGGCTCGAGCTTGCGCGAGGTTGTCCTGCACCGCAGCCTCGCTTACATCAGACCCGCCGGTCAGCGCCGACGTGAGCTCGGTCGTCTGCCTATTGACGGCGGCCTTCCGTGATGCGGCAGCCGATCCTTCGCCCTTAATGATGGCGCGCATCTCAGCGGCCAGCGTCTTGTGTGTATCGCCGTCAACGCCGCGCGCAGGTCCAGTGCGGTCGTCTGCGTCCTCCATGAAATCACGGAGGAACTGCGCCTTGTCCGTAGCTCTTGCAAAGTCGCCGCGCACCCGCTCTTTCGAGGCGCGATCACGCAGGTTTATGACATTGCGCTCGACAGTCGAAGGATCGACACCAAGGTTCTGAGCGGTCGCGCGATAGGCCGCGATTGTGGGCTCTGGATCTATGCCGTTGCGGGCGCCGATCTCGATCTGCTCGCCGTAGCTGTTATGCGCCGCGATGCCGCCGGCCTGTAAGCGCTTGAGCTGCTCTTTTAGGTGCGTTTCCGAGTATTGCAGGAACGCGGAATTTCCAGCGCTCTCAAGCGTCAGATTTAGCTTTGCCGCCTCGATAGGGTCGAGCTCGCCGATTGCGCTGGAGTAGCCTTGGCTAATTGCTGAGAGGCGATCTCGCAGGGCTGTCGGGTCGCCTTTTTCTTGCTCCCATTGGAACAGGGCGTCAGCAATGTCTTTGCGCGCCTTAACCTCAATGTTCGCAGAGCTGATCTTAACGGCCGCCTCATAAGCCGCTTTGTCGTAGGCGGTTTGCGGCGCGCCATCCTGATACTGCTGCAACACGCCGCGAGGATTCTGTGCCGCGTCGCGCTGGCCGCGCGCAATGGACTGCTGCTCGATCTTGTCGGTGGCAAACGCCACCACGCGGTCGGCTGCCTGCGACACAAGCGTTGCGCTTTTACCTTGCTCGCGGAGCGCCGCAAAGTCCGCGCTTGGTGGAACCGCTATGCCGGCGGATAGGCGGCCGGTGCGCTGATATGTTGGATAACGCGGCGCCATTAGAACGGATTCCCGTGGGGCAGCGGCGTCATGGACGAACTGCCGTAGTATGTGCCGCCGCCACTAAACGCGCCTGCGTTGTAGGCACCCATCGCGGCTTGTCCGACAGACAATACGGCGCCGAAAATAGCGCTGTTCATCGCCTGCTTGCCTGCGGCTTGGTAAATGCCCGCCTGGAATCGCGCTGCGCCTCGAGCGATCTCTGCGTTCGCGTCAGCAATCGCGACGTTATCGAGCGCAGTGAAGTAGTCCTCGACGCCTTCGCCAAGGTTCGCTGTCATTAAGTTGCCAGTGGAACCAGCAAACGGATTCAAAGTGCCGGCTGCGCCTCGAGCGTTGATTGTGGCCATATTGCGGCGCGTGTCCTCGAGCGCCTTAATGCCTTCCTGCCTGTAAGCAAGCGCTTCCTGCCGCGCCCGCAACGCTTGGCTGCGACCCTGTATCTCGGCCTGCTTAGCCTGCGCCTGATACATAGCCTTTTGGGCTTGGCCTGCGCGGATCTGGCCCATCGCTGAAATCAGCGAGCCGGCCACCATAACTGCGGTCATTGTCATGTTATTGCCCCACGCTGAGCTGGTAATCGAGGGCGAGCAGGTGCATGTCGAGCGGCTGATCCTGCGTCACGACGATTTCACCTTCGTCCACAAAACCCAGAAGGGGGCCAATGGATTTGACGCCTGTGAATTTGGTGACAGCGCCGTCGAGCACACCTTCGCCAAACTGACGAAAAGCTACCTGCTGCCCATTCACGGTCATGGCCTGCGTCTCATAGACCTCGGCGTTGACCTTAATGATGCGCTTCTTGAAGCCTTTGATAGAGCCCGACGCGAGACGCGGCTCGACCGGCATTGTTTTGATTTCGACGCTAAAGGGCAGGCCGATCTCATAGTCCGTCGTGGACGCACGCTCGAATGTGACGCTTCCAGAGCTAACGGTTTTATTCGCCTGCACCGTCCCATCGACAATGACGTTTAGGCTTTCGCCCTCGAGGTGCGCGGCTGCGCCTGTCGCGCTGGCCGACGCAGAATAGACGGCGCTGTCAGTGTGCAGGCTGCTGTCAAAGACCTCGACGTAGTAAACGTCGGACGAATTGATGGTGCGCTTTACGATTGTATAGATCGTATCAACGTCAACGCCGACTGCCTTAAACTCGCCATCTGTCACGATGGTTGACGGCGCAACAACCTGCTGCGCGCGCAAGAGAGAGTAAGCAGTGATCTGGCCGTCATCGCCGTTCACCAGAAACAGACGGTCAGCTTCCTCAGTCGAGGTTGCGCGGCGGATTGCCATATCGACCGGCGTTTTAAGCAGGTGGCCTGATAGCAGCGATATATTGCCGGTCGTGTACGAAAGCTCGACATCGGTAAACAGCATTTCGTTGAGCTGCTTGCCGCTCCGCTGAATGAACAAGGTGCCGGAATCGAGGCCGACGACCGGGACACCCGGCTTTGCACCGTTTCGCGTCGCGGCTTTTACGACGATAGTGTCGGGAGTGATCGGATCGTTGGTGGTTTGCGGCACATAGAACTCGCCGCCGGTGGTGAAGATCTGGAGATCTCGGCCGCTGAAAATATCAACGATGGAGTTTAGGGATTCAGTGGTAATCGACGCGATAATCGCTCGGTCGTCGAAACCTTCCCCCAGGTCAAAATCGAAAAAGCTGTTTACGACGCTGCCCCAGAAAGATGTGGGCAAGCTCTTGGCGCCGCCGAAATAGAGGCGGCCCTCATGGAAGGTTAGGGATTTAGGCCAGCCGCGTGATGCGCTCCACGCGTCCTCGTAACCCTCCTCGAGCTCCCAATCACCGGAGGAGACAGCCGTCGTGTCGAATAACGCAACCTCGGCATAGCAAGCGACCTTTGTGCTGCTGATCTGGTCAATAATCCGAAGCCGGCCAAAATTATTGACAATGTTAATATACTGGCCGACGTGCGAGCTCGAGAACACGCCAGAGCTTGCTGTTATCGTTACATTGCCTGATGCCTGATCGGGTGTGATCGTAGCACTCGGATTGCTGGTCGTGATCGAGTAGGCGTGGCGTGGCGCGTTTGTGAAGCTAATCGTCGAAGCCGTCCAATCAGAGTCCGTCGCGCCGCGCACAATCTTGAGCGGCTCGAGATCCTCGTGAACAAAAATGATTGTGTCGGCTGCCTGCGCGTGGCGCAGCTCGGATAGCATGGCGCTGGTGATGTCGGTTACAGCGAGGAAGTCATTTCCGCTTCCGTTAATGTCGGTGATGAGCGCGCCGTTCTTAAAAATATAGATCCGCTGATTGACCAGCGCGAACATATAGCTGTCGTCCACGCTAAACTCGAAAGGGATCAGCCGAACGCCATCCTGCGGATTTGCGGCTGCTGGCAGCTCAGAAATATATTTGAGGCCGGCACGGCGTTTGGCGCCACCCTGCGGCAGGATAAAGACGTTCTGCGCGGTCTGTAACGCTTGGTAATACTGCTTCAGATCAATGCGCGAGCGCAGAAGCGGGTCGATCTCGCCGGAGGCGAAATCCGTCTGGATGCGAACGACGCGAGACATTAGCTCGCTCGCGTGACAGTGAGCGGAAAGTCTTGGAAGCCAGCGACAGGTTTAGAGCCGCCGTCAATCTGCATCGCCTGCCGCATCATGCCGCCGCGCATGTTTTCGGATGGCGCACCCACGGCGAGCGTCTGGAAGTACTGAGCTTTCGTAATCTGGTCGGTAACAGCCTCGGCAATGTGCCACGCAGTCCAATATTTCAATAGCTGCACAAAGTAGGCCGGCATCACGTCCTCGGACGGACGGAACTGATAATCAATGTAAACGGTGTCGAAGTCGGTCTGCACTTCGCTGCCGTACACCTCCCAACCGTGCGTCGTGCTGCGCGCGCCTGCGCTGCCGCTCGTAAACAATGCGCGCGGGCCACTGCCTAAAATGTCGGAGGGCAAGGGGTAGGCGTAAGACCACTCGTTTGGCGGCGCATCAACACTGCGCGCGAGCTGCTGCTTTTTGAGTGAAAACGACCAAGGATAACAAAGGATGATCGTATCGCGAAGGTCGTCATAGAGGCGGTCGGTGATCTGCGCCGCGTCAGTGCCTTCGCTGAAAGAGCTAAGGGGCGAAGATCCAAGCATGATGAGGGCGTCGGAGCAGATAGATAGCTTCGTGTCGCCCGTGGCCATGCGTCGTCCTCAAGGGTTAAGGGCGGGGAGCCGAAGCCCCCCGCCGCAAAACTTAGTCGCTGTCGGTTACGCTAACGACGGTGCCGTCGGATACATCGACGACGCCGGAAGCGTTCGACACGACAACGTGCAGGGTCGCCGTCGCCGTACCACCCGTGGAGGCCCACGAGTAGATCAGGTCGCCGACGGTCACGTCATCGCTAACCGCGTTGAAGTAGCCAGAGCCGTCGATGACGGTCTTGGCGTCGGTGCTGGTGTAAACCCAGATCTGCGGAGCAGAACCCTTACGGGACTGTCCGCCAATCGGACCCCAGCCATCGCGAGAAAATGCCATGATTAAGCCTCCCGGCAGGTGATTTTGACGATGCCGCCAGCCGTGCCATCGTCGATAGCAACAGCGCCGGCGCCGAACATCGAAGCCACGAGATACGACGTTTTCTCGGGGACGTAGTTGACTTCGGACTTCTGTTTCATCGACATGCCGAGGCCCATCGCCGACCTGTGGAAGGCGTAGCAAGAGCGGTCGTTCGAGCCGTCCTTGGTCAAACCACCTTCGTCACGGTCGCCAATCACCACGATACGCATACCGAGGAACTGGTTGATCGAACCGTCCACCAGAGCCTTAACATTCGAGAAGTCGGAGCTCTGGACTTCGGTGTTGCCGATAAGCGCAGACAGGTTGTTTGCGTGGATCAAGCAAACGCGATCATTCGCCGGCACGTTGTTGGCATCAAGGATGCGCTTGGCCTCGCGGAGCTTGCCCACATTGAGGTCGCTGGCGGAACCAGTGGTGCCGTCGTTGGCAATGGTGTTGGCGACGGAAACCGGGGTCGCTGCATCGAGGGCGTCGATGACGACCTGATCCATGCGGCGGCCAATCGCGTTGCCGACAGCCTGGACAAGTTCCTGGCGATCATTGAAGCCAACGTGGCTCTGATCGAAAATGTCGCTGTATTCGGCGGCGATGTAGTCGGTCATCGTCGCGGTTGCCAGCGAGTAGGTCAGGCTCATCGGGGAGACATCGGCCTGCGGCGTGCGAACGGACGCAACACCCTTGCCGAGCTTGTTGAACTTTACGGTGTCGCCTTCGACACTTTTTTCGCGAACGAGGCCGGCCAGAGCGCGAGACGCCTGATATGCCTGCTTGACCTCGTTATCGAAGATCGTGACGAAAGCCGGGCTAATGGTAGCCATAGAGCTTTCTCCTAAAGAAAGGTTGATTTTCGATTTTGCGGTTATCCAAGCGGGCCGCGTGTACGCGTGGCCGGCCGCTGAACGCGGTTATCGGACCTCCTGCATTTACTCATGTTCGACGCGAACAGGTGCCCAAATCTGGGCTAGAGCTTTTCGCCGTGCATCTCGTACACCTTGCGCTCGACTTGACGCGTAAAGGCTGGATCGACGCCGTATTTCGGGTCGGCCATCATTACTTGGATGTCGTCCATAGTGATCGCGTCGGGCTCGACTACATCGGAGCGCGGGATGTCGGGCTCGTTGTAACTGCGCCGGATCTTGTTCAGCGCCGAGATAAACGTGGCGTTGGTCGATGCGTTGGCAATCGACTCCATCTCAGCAGCAGATAGGACGCCGGCCGTGTTCATCTTCGTAAGCCAGTTATCCATCGACGCAATTACCTTGTCGGCATTGCGCCCGAGCTTGGCCATCTCCTGATCGCGTCGATAAGTGATCTCCTCATCGAGCGCGCCCATTTGCTGCATGTAGAAGTTGGTCAGACGCTCGAACGCACCTTGCGACAGACCTTCGTCGCGAGCGATCTCAAGGAACTCGCCCAGCGTCGGATCCTCTGCATCAACGCCTTCAACAGCGTCCAGACTATATTTGCCGTCCTTTGGAGCCTTGTGCTTACCGCTGTCCATTTTCGAGCGGAGGTCGCTGTAAGCCTTCGCCATCGCGTCTGTATCGACGCTGCCATCCTTCCAAAACTGTTCTGGGATGTTCGCAGGGCGTTCCGCAGGTTGCTCGCTTTGTTCTTCAACCAAGCTGTCGCTTTCTCGAACAAGGTGCGGAACTTCATCGGCAGGAGCTGCTTCATTTGTTTCGACAGGTTTCGCTGAGAGGAGGCTCTGATTGTCGTCGGCACCGGCGCTTTCGGCGTTATCGGTTTCGACGGTCGAGGTGTCAGTCATGCTGTTCCCTTACTCGTAAGATGCGACGCTCGATTTCACGCACGAGGCTGTTCTGCCCCTCGCGCGCGTATCCGTGGCTGGCGTCCTCGCCCGGATACCAGGTTGGCTGCTCGATGGTTGCACCGCGCAGGTGCGCCAATAACTTCTTGCCGTCGCGCGTCGAAAATACGCGGGCATATAGCCGGTCGAGATCGTCGGGTTCGTTTTCGACGGCGAGCTGCGCCGGCGGCGCAAGCAGGTCGTTCCAGTCCATTATTTCTTGAAGCCTTTTTTCATCGCCGAGTAAGCCTTCGGGCTCACGGTCGATTTACTTTTCGGGCGGCTGATGCCCTTCGCTTTGCGAGCGTTGATATTGGCGTACAGCCCCTTTTTCTTTCCCGGCATATCTAGCCCTTCGATTTGTTGCGCTTTGAGATTGCGGCGGATTTACGCTTTGCGTCGGCCTTCGAGGTGGCGCCCCAAGCGCGCAGGCTCAGAAGCAGGCGTGTTGGATTGCCCTTGCTGTCACGCTCGGGGCCTGGCATCCCGCCCATGCGCGCGAGAAACGACGCGCGACGCGGATTGTCGCCGGATTTGACGGGGGCCTTCAGCGTCCCGCCTTTGTAGGACGCGCGGCCTTTGGCATTTAGGCCGCCTTTCGGGTTCTGGCCCTCTTTACGAGTCCATGCCGGGGATTTGGCCACCCGCTTGCTCCTCTTGCTGCATAGCTGCGGCCATGTCCGCCATGAGCGCCTCGCGCTCCTCTGGCGTCGAAAGTAGCGACGGCGGTACGCCGAGACGGTCGGCTACGAACTCGATGGCGCGATCTTGATTGACGGCCATCATGCCGGCCGGCCCGAGCTGCGAGGTGTACTGCATAAATTGCAGGACGCTCTCGAGCTCCTCGAGGTTCTGCGCCTTCGCGAGCGGCGAGATCGGCACGACCTTTACTTCTTGGCCGTCAACCCGCAGCGGCATGTCGATCAGGTTTTGCATATCCATGACCTTCAAGACGCGCGCGACCAGCGGCAGCATCGCTTCCGTGATGAGCCGGCCAAACGCGGAGCCCATGTTGCTGGCGAGCTCCTGCATCCGCGCGTTTACTTCCGTCGCGGAGCGCGCGGACATCGTGTCCGGCGGCAGCGTGTCGTCGAGCAAGATCTTTTTGATCGCGACAGACAGGTCGTTGATTACAATTTGCGCGAGGTTGAAATCGCCTGATCGGGGCAGGGGCGCTAGGCTTGGGCCTTGTGGCCCGCCGTTTCTCGCCACGGGAATGATTGCACCAGGCGCAATCGTGACGGTCTGCGGGTTTAGAACCCCATCATCAGCCGCCGTAAACATGCCAGCGATAGCAAGCGAAGCGTTCTGGAGCAGCATCCGCTTGGTCGCGTTCAGCGTTTTAATATCTGGCAGCGCCGTCACAAGCGGGCCGCGTCCGTAGATCTCGCCGGCCACTTTCATGTAACGGGCGATCACCCACGGCGAGCTCGACATCTCGCGATAGACCAGCTCGGCGCGCTCGGTCGGCTCGATGACGTGATAGCACCAGTAATCCTCGCTCGGGATATAGACCGTCGCCTCGAGCAGCTCGATCTCATCGGTCGGCTTGTCGCGCACCGCGTCGCTGATCTTTTGCGACAGATCGGCGTCTGGCCACTGCTGCTGGATCGCCTCCGCCTTCAGCCGCATCTTGCGGTACACGTTGTCGATCTTGCCGTGCGGGCCTTCCTCGAGCGCCACAAGAAACTGTGGGACAGCCTCGAAGCGCACCGGCGTCAGGTCGTCGCCCGGCTGCACGAGCATGACGGCCGTGCCAACGGCGAGATCCATCAAGAACTCGCTCATAGCCAGGTCGAAATTGGTCTGGCGCAGGACGGCGAAAAGCCGCTCGTTGTAGAGATCGAGCGCTACCTGCACATCACGGCGCTGCTCGGCGGGGATATTGTCGCCGGCCACGAGGCGGCACCAGTTGCGATACGGCGGGAACAGCGTGGACTGGAGGCGGTTGGCGAAGCGCTGCGTCGAGTTGATCGCGGTCGAATCAAACACGCGATCCATCTTGCCCTGACCCGGGCTGCGGCCTTCGTAGTAGCCGCCGTACAGGTTGCGCTGTGGCAGCGCGAACTCGTAGCACTCCTCGAGGATCGAGCGCCATTGGTCTTTGCGCGACTGAGCTCGGTCAGCGCGCTTCAGCACGTCCTCGGGTTTGAGCCGCATTTAGCTTCCCAGTTTGTCGTCGAGGCCCGTCTGCGGGTTATCACGCTGCTCGGAGAGCAGGAGATACAGGCCGCCACGCCGGCGAGCTGCTGAGCCAGCCTGCAAGCGACGCGCTTCGGATGCCTGACGCTGCTCTGCGCGCTGCTCTTGCTTGGCAAGGCGATCTTCCTGCTTCTGCTGAGAGATCGCGATTGACGGATCAGGAGGTGGAGGTTTCGGAGCCGAGAATACGCCGCCCATAGAGTCTGCTCATCATGTAGCTGTCGGTCTTGCCGAAGGCGCGCATTACGCCCTCACGGTTAAAACCTAGCCATTCGGCGTACCGCAGGGCGCCCAGATTTGAGCACTCGACGGTGAGCTGACACCGCCGCACCGCTGTTGCGGTATCGAGCGCGTTAAAAAAGTACCGCGACACAACCGCTGTCGGCTTTCCGCGTTCCGCAATGTCGCAATCGCGCATCATCCACGCCTCGACAACAAGCGGGATGACTGGCGTCACGCCAAATATGGCCATAACGCGGCCGTGCTCGAGGATCGTAAAGCCGGCGCCGGCGGCCGCTTGCGCCTCGAGACGGTCGAGGTAGTCGGGGATCCGCGCGATAAGCGACTGCTGAAAGCTATCGTGCCGCATCACGACGGCATGATGACGCTGGAACGGCAGCACGCGGGCCGTGGCGGGGAGGCGACGCAGGATTGCGGCCTCGAGGATGCTTGCGTTAATCAAACGAACCGTTTAGGGTTTGCAAGGTTCATTTTGACTCCTCCCCAATACCTCGGGCCGTGGCTTTTGCGCGCGGCCCGTTTTTTTCAGAACACGTTGAAATCCATCGAAGCGCGCACCGGCGCGTTGTGGCGCGAGTTAAAAGCGCCGCGTGTCAGGCGTCGATGCTCGCCGCCGCCCAACAGCAGATAGCCATAGGCGTCGCCGACGTGGCTGTTCTGGTCCTTGTTCGGGGCATCTCGGAAGCGGTCCATGCCGCCGGAGATCCCGACGCGCTTGAAATGATAGCCGCCAGCCAGCGCTTTGCGGAGGCGGCGGCAGCTCGCATCGACCTGGAGCCCGGGCTTGCCACCCACCAGCCGCGTCATGGGGGCTGCACCCGCCTCCCGCCGCACACCAAAATCGTTCGAGGCGGTCGGCTTCGCGTTCAAGCCAAGGGTGCGCAAGTGATCGAAGCTCGTAACCTCGAAGATCTCGTCGCGCTTTGAGCCGGCGGGGTCGCCCCAGATCATCGGCTCACAGCCCTTGAAGCGCGTGTTGAGCTCGTAAAGCAGCATCTGCCCGAAACGCTCGAGGCCCATGTCGTCGGTCACCAGCTCATGCTGGATACGCCACTGGCCATCGGAGCTGCGCTGCCCAAAGACGGCGGCCGGCGTCAAGCCAAAGTCGAGGCCGACATGGATTGTGGCGCCTTCCTCGAGCGGCACACCTTCCATTGCCATCGTGACATCATCGTACTCGGGCCAGACCGGGCGGCCGTCTTTTACGAAAACATACTGGCCGTTCACATAGCACTGTATCCAGTCCAAATCCTTACCGCCGAGCTGCTGCTCGTAATAGCCGGCAGGCAGATTATTTATGTTCTCGGCCTTCGGGTTTATGGCCCAATGGCGACCCGCTGCGGGTATCGCTTCCGGCGCATCGGCGACGACCTCGACCATGCCCGGCGGCTGCTTAAAAAAGGTCCATTTGTACTTTCCGCGCACGGGTTCCTTCTCGGCCAGGCGATACCACCAATGGTCATCATCCATCGGGTTCGTATCGGCCCATATACCGCGCCACGGCGCGCCTCCGTTGCTCTTGGTAGGGTAACGCCCCACACGATGCGTAAGGCCCTGTATGACGGCGAGAGGCAGCTCACGGGCCTCGTTGACCCAGCCGCCGGTCAGCTCGAGCGAGAGCAGCTTGCGCACATCCTTCGGCTGATCGAGCGCCAGAAAAATAACCTCGCAATCGACGCCCGGCACCTCGTCGCGCGGCGGCAGCTTGATATGGTGCGTGATCGGAGGCGACCAACGCAGCGGCCCCCATTGGCTCTCGGGAAACAGCTCGGTCCATGTCTTGAGCGTCGTCGTTCGCAGCTCGGGGTACGAGTTCCGCACAACCACGAAACGGCTGTAACGGATATTGTCCTTGGGCGAGGCGGGCTGCTTCGCGGCGCGCAGCATCACCTCGGCGGCGCAAGCATACGACTTGCCGCTGCCCACCGGACCCAGCAGGCCGCGAAAGAAGCTATCATCAGCCAGGAATTTCCACGTCGTAGGCGATTGGCTGAAATCAAGGTTCAGCGACCCAAGCGTTTCGGCGTCAGGGGCGCCGCGCTTGCGGCGAGGGGAGTTATCGGCGTTTCGGCGGGCCATCGGCTTCCAGCGGTTGCGCCTCGAGCTCGTAGCCCAAGGCCATAAGTAACTTGTCAACGGTCTCGACGCTCGGGACATGCTCGCCCAGCTCGACGTTCTGGATCGTCTGCCTCGGCACGTCGGCCTCGATACCGAGCTGGAACAGCGTCCAGCCCTTTTCACGACGCAACTCGTTAATCAGTGTTGTCGTCCAGTGGCTCATCTTCCTCAGGCCCCTTCAGGTTGATACCAATCAACGTCGGGCGATTTACATTCGGGTCCGCCTCGAGCAATCCGTGGTGTTTCGCGAGCAGGCGCAGCGCACTGATCTTGTCGTGCATCTCGACCTCGACGTTGTGGCCATGCTGCGTCGCCGTGACCTTCACGCGCTTCACCGCCTTACGCGCGCCGTGGCTGAGCTGCTCAGAGCCCTTGAACGCGACGCGCCCGTGCTCATCCCACGCCACAATGTCCGTGATCTCGGACGCGGCAATCGCCTCGAGCTCCTGACGCACGGCTTCGCGGCGCTCGTCGTCTTGGCTTTGCAGCGCGGCGCGCGCCTCGCGGACGGATACGGGTTTGTCACTCATCGGGGATCTCACCTAAGCCGTCGCACTCGACGCAATCTCGCGTGGAGTACGTCACCCACGGCCCGTGGCCGTTGACGCCGTGGCGCATAACCTCCTCGTAGCCGGCGCCGTCGCACTCAGGGCATGTCCGCCAGCCCGCGTCAGGCATTTTTCGGGAAATCCCGCTTGAGGCGCTCCAGGTACAGGATCGCGTCCATCAGCTCCTCCTGCGCGTCGATAATCCATTGGCGTGTCGGCGCGTCGTTCTCGGCCATCGTCACGCCGTAATGGCGGATTCCCTCGGCGCTGCGGTCGTGGAACCGGCGCGTCACGGCGGCGACGACAGGATCCGGCTCCTGGGCCTTGTGCAACGCGCGGCGGCGCTGGCAATCGGCGCAATTACAGCTCATGGGCAAAACTCCTAAAATTTTGCGCGAGGCCCCCCTGTGAGTAAGGCCGGGGTGCCCCCCCTAGGGGTGGGGTCTCGAGGCCAAATCGGCCCGATCTGGGCCAACCGCGAGGTGGCTGCGGGATGCCCGAAGCTAAATCCCCGATTGGGTTTTGTAACTCTAGCTCAAGCCGGCCCATGACGCCACCTGATTGAGCGTGAGCGGCGGTTGACGCCCGGATTTCAGCGCCTCGAGCGTCATCTGCATGGCGTAATCCCGCACCGCTTCAGGCTCTACACCTTGCTCAGCAAGGGTTTCGGCCACGGCGAGGCTCGACTCGGCCGTGCGGTGGACGCCAGACGCGGCCGCGACGCCGCTGACAAACGCCTG